AAGCACAGATGTTTCAGGCACAAACATATCAAGGTATGGAAGAGAAAGAAGGACCTTCTCAAGCTTCTGTAGATTTTGATAAAGTAAAAGATGAAGTAGAAATGAAGAAAACTTTAAAACGTAATCAATGAAATTAATTAAAAAAGGATCAAAAGGTGATGAGGTAAGAAGGCTTCAAAGTATTTTAAAGATACACGCTGATGGTCATTTTGGACCACAAACAGAAAAAGCAGTAATAGCTTTTCAACTATCAAGAGACTTAAAACCAGATGGGATAGTAGGAAATCAAACATGGGGTCTATTAGTTCATGGTCATAATCAACCTGATACAGGTATTGCAGAAGATACTGATACTAATTCACAGTATTTTGAAACAAAGTTTGGTCAAAGAATTCACAGACATTATTTAAGTAGAGGTGAGTATTTAGATACCAAACCTGGAAAGAATGAGTATTTTTTCTTACATCATACAGCTGGTGGATCAGATCCATATAGATGTATAGATAATTGGAATAGAGATACTAGAGGGCGTGTTGCTACAGAATTTGTTTTAGGAGGACAGAACTACAGAAATGGAGATGATGAGCATGATGGAATTATGGTTCAAGCATTTCCTGAGACTGGTTACGGCTGGCATTTAGGAAAGACTGGTTCTGGTTATATGAACAGACATTCTATTGGTATAGAAATATGTTCAATAGGGTATCTTGATGATGAGCATAAAAGCTATGTTGGAAAGAAAGCTATTGAATCACAGGTAATTGAGTTAGAAACTCCTTTTAGAAGAAAGAAGTTTTGGCATAAATATTCTGACAAGCAAATTGAGCAAGTTGAATTACTTTTAAAGTATATAGCAGAAAGAGATGGAATAGATATGAGAATTGGTTTACAACAATGGATAAAAAAATATGGACCTATAAAAGCATTTGATTTTCAACAGGAAGCATGTGATGGAAAAGTAAAAGGTTTATTATCACATACTAATGTTAGAAAAACTAAAATGGACGTGTATCCAGATCCTAGACTTGTAGACGTTATAATGAGTTTATAATGGCAGTAGTAAATAGAGTAGAACAAAAAGTAAAGGTTGATTTAGAGCAAGTTATTAAGTATCAGATACTTACATATTGTTTCTTTAATGACATTCATATTAGTAAGTCAGAATTAGATTTGCTAGCTGAGTTATCTCAGAATCCTGGAGTTGAATTACCTATTTTTTGTAAGAATGTTACTGAAAAGAAAATATTTAAAAGTCAACAATCAGCAAGAAATGCAATTAGTAAGGCAGAAAAAAAGAAACTGCTAACTAAAGAAGGTAAAAATAAAAAAAATATCTACATAACAGAAGACATAAACGTACAATCAGAAGGTCTTGTATTATTGGATATTAAGATATTAGGTGGAAAAGACTATGTATACTAAAAAATCTAGTTATGAAACCAAAGAATCATAATGACTTCAAAGAAGGTATAGCTGATGAAGTTGGTGTGCATAAAGAAGTAGTAGATGATTTCATAACATACTATTATGCACAAGTTAGAAAGTCTTTAGGAAACTTAACTGCTGTAAATGTTTATGTAGAAGGTTTAGGTACTTTTTCAATGAAGAAAAATAAAATTGAAAAAGCAATAAAGAAAAATAAAAGTATATTAGGTAACCTTAGAAAAAGAACTTATAATGGGATGGAAAAAACACATGCTGTTAACAATAAGTTAGAGATGCAAGAAAATGCATTAAGTATGATTGAAGAAGCAATTAAAGAAAAGAAAAAGTTTAAAAAAAGTAAAAATGAAGCTTAATCAATTTTTAGGTGCATTTAGAAATCCATTAGAAATAATGGAGGGTATAAATAATAAGATCTTTAAAAAAGAACATGTTGAAGCAGAAGCAGCTCTAAGATGGACTATATGTAAAAAGTGTCCACACTTAGATAAAGATGGAGGGAATTGTTTAGTACCTGGAACACAACCATGTTGTAGTAAGTGTGGTTGTAGTTTAAGTCTTAAGACTAGAAGTTTATCTTCTGATTGTCCTGACAATAGATGGAAGGCATTAGTGACAGAAGAGCAAGAAGATTTAATAAATGAACAAATAGAAAATGACTGATTTAAATAAACTAAGACAAAATAAAACTTTTGGTTGGAAACCTAAAAATACCAACAACAATAAAATTAAAGATCAAATAAAAGATCTTAGACGGAAGTATCCAAACAATCAACAGTTTGGTGCTGAAGTAGCAAAATTAATAGAACAATGGGACTAATATTTAGAGAAGAAGGTCATGTGTATAAAAGTACTGGTGCAGAAAAAATAGACTGGACTAGTGTTACGTCTTTTATCAGTATGTTTAAACCACAGTTTGATGCAAAAGGTCAAGCAGTTAAATCATCTAAGAATAAAAGATCTAAGTGGCACGGTATGAAACCAAAAGAAATTTTAGAGGCATGGGATAATGAATCTAAAAGAGCTATAAAATTAGGTAACTTTTATCATAATCAAAGAGAAGCTGATCTTTTAAATTTTGAAACTATAGAAAGATCAGGTGTTGAAGTACCAATCATAAGACCATTGTTTGATGAAGAGTCAGGTGACAAGATAGCACCAGAACAAAAGTTATCAGACGGAGTATATCCTGAACATTTTGTTTATTTAAATTCTATAGGGATTTGCGGTCAAGCAGATCTAGTTGAGATTGTAAACGGTGTTGTAAATATTACTGATTACAAAACAAATAAAGAAATTAAAACCAAAGGATTTACAAATTGGGAAGGTATTACTAACAAAATGTATAATCCAGTTGCACATTTGGATGACTGTAATTTTAATCATTATTCATTACAAATGTCAATTTATCTGTATATTATATTAAGGCACAATCCTAAATTAAAACCGGGTAAACTTACATTACAGCATGTAAAGTTTAAACAATTAGGTGAGGATAAGAATGGTTATCCAATAAATGAACATATAGATGGTGAACCTGTATTAGAAGAGGTTATAATGTATGAAGTGCCTTACCTGAAAGCTGAAGTAAAAACATTAATTAACTGGTTAAAAAATAAATGATATGCCTCTATTTTTAAAATGTAAACAAGTAAGAAAAGATATACAGTATGATGTGCCAACATCAACAGAACCGCCACCTCCTGAAGTATCAGTAAATTGTAACTACCAAAATATACCTGGTCAATACTTATTAAAACTTGATGATGTGATTAGCTATCAAAGAGAGTTTAATGCAGAAAATAATAATTATGAAAATGATGTGTTACTTGTATTTTTTGGTGCTGGATCAGTTCTTATAAGGATGACAAGATCTGATTTTCAAAGTAAACTAGTACAATTACCTAATTCTACTGTAATCACATGATAGTAAAATTATTTGACATACAAAACTCTGAGCTTATACCTACAGAGCACTGCTATGCTTTAGATTTCTTAAAGTCTATAATGGATGAATATCCTGATAGCTATATGAGCATATATAAATATTTATTTTATATGACATGTCCTAGTCCAGATATGAATCCTTTCTTTCATCTACCTGAAAATGATAAAGAAGAAATCATTATAGAAGAGGTAGGTTTAGAAGATTCTGTAGAAGATCCAAAGATTAAGTTTGCCCTAGATAGATGTGAGGCAATGTATGAGTCACCTACACATAGGGCATATCTTGGAATTAAGAAGGCTTTAGACAACATGGCTACGTATATGGCCAATACACAAATAACGGACGGTAGAGACGGTAATATAAGCCAAATAAGAGCTGTTGCAAAAGACTTTGATGCTATTAGACAATCATTTAAAGGGGCATATAAAGATTTGCAAGATGAACAACAAACATCTGTAAGAGGTGGTCAAGGACTGGCTTATGATCAGATGTAGATTAATTAAAACAAAGTGAAATATTTAAAAATTTATTATGAATAAAAAAGAAAAAAGAGCAAGAGCAGAGAAATGGTTTGCCGCTCACGGTATTAATCCTAACACACCAGATAGTGATGGTAATCAAAGAGTATTAGATCAACGTCCAGTACAAAGTTTTACTGATGATACGGATGGTGTTGTTAGTCATCCTTGTACAATTACTGTAGAAGGGTTTTTATTTTATGCACATGTAACTGTAGAGTTTAATGATGGAACAACTTCTTATGAGTTTCAAGGTGGATCAGGTGGAGTAGGTGTTGGAGATTTAACTTGTGAAGGTGTTATCTATTATGGTAATCAAGATGTTTTATTGAAAGCTACAACATTTGGTGTTGCATTTGGAGCAGAAGATGGAGGTGTATGTCAAGTAACTTGGGGTACTAGTGGTAACGCTACAGCAGCAGGAATAGGTGAAGGATTAGGTGCATTTGGTGGAAGTGGTTCTTGGAAAAAAGACTAGTAAAATGAGTAGAGAAATACCAGAATATTACATTGGCAAATATCATAAGTATGAAGCTAGAAAAGTTGTAGAAGATTTTGAATTGTCATATAATTTAGGTACAGCTGTTAGTTATTTGTTAAGAGCAAATAACAAACATAAAAAACCACAAGATTGTATAGAAAAGGCTATGCATCATTTACAATTTGAATTAGATAAATTAAAATTAAAAGAAAAATAATTATGACTAATACAAGATTAATATCTGCTTTACATGCTAAAGCAACAGCAGATAAAGAAAAGGCATTAATGGCTTTAAATTTAATGATTAATAATGCTGTTGGTGTAGGTGATCATACAGCTGATGATATTATGGCAGACGCAGAAAAATCATTAGACTTATTATCTAGTGCTGAAGACAGGATTACAACAATAGAAACATTTTTTCTAGAATCTGAAGATGTAGATGAAGAATAAAAATTTAGTTTAT